ATCGCCATCTTGGCAATGGCTGCGCAACCCATTGCGTTCGGTGTGCCCTTCATCGCCTCGTAATCGCCTGCCTGTTTCGGGCGCAACTGGTCTGTGGTCTGGCGCGTTTCGTAATCGACGCCGAAGAAAAACGCCGTTTCAATGGAAACGCCTGACGCGATTACCGCCGCGCAGCGATGCTGTCCGTTGGTGATCCGGCCATCGTCCGAAACGATGATCGGTTCGCCGTTGAATGCCCATCGCCCAGCGCGCATATCGTTCGCATAGGTTTCCACGCGGCTCCGAACGATTGAACGGTTTGCCGGGTTACGGTCGAGCAGTTCGCGCGCCATGTCGGGGGTCAGGATTGCCTTGTCGGCAAAAAAACCATGCGCGCCCATCTCTATCGCGCTCAGCAGCCATTGCATCGTCATTTCACGATCCCCTCAGCCTTCGCCCGTGCTTCGGGGCTGGCGTTGCGATAACGAACCCGATGGCCGCGCTCGTTCGTGACGTAGCAATTGCGGCGCAGGGCGTGGAGCGCATCGCAGGCTTCCGAATACAACTCCCCGGTGCGGTTAAAGCGCTCCATCATGGCCCGGTGCGCGCGGGCCATGTCGCACACGTTGCGGTCCAACGTCCGGTTCACGGCGTAAAGATACAGCGCCCAGCCAGTCGATGCGGCGGCGGCGATTGAGACAATCCAGATCATTCCCCAAACTCCTCATCATCGGTGAGGCCTTCGCCCATGTCGGCGTCGGGCTTGCCTTCGCGGAAGTCCTCCACCACGGCATCCTCAAGCGCATCAAGGCGCGAAACCGGAGCGGCGGGTTCAGGCTGTTCGACCACCGCGAGGGCAGGCGCTGCGGCATTCGCGGACATGGTTTCGTCGCGCTGGAATACCTGCTCCTCAAGGTCGGTGGACATGGGCAGGCGCTTGGCAAGGCGGCGCATCACGGTCTTGCGCGCCATTTCATCAAACCAATCGACCCAAGGCCCCTTGTCCTTCGAGCGGCTCACGTTGCGAACCTTGTTGATCTCCTCAAGGCTCATCACTTCAAGAAGCTGCGAACCATCCTTGAGAACTGCGGTCGCGTAAGCGCCAATCGGCTTGCCGCGCGGCTTGTCGAGCGCAGGAGGGTTATGTTCAACATCCTCGTCGAAGCCATAGCGCACAACGAAGTGGTCGTTCTCATAGACCACCTGAGCAGACACCTTGGCAACTTCGCCGGACTGCCGAACCTTCTTGAGAACGCCCGCAATCATGGGCATGGCCTGGACCTTCTTGACCCAACCGCCAGTGCCGCGATCCTTGGTGTTGAAAATGACCAGCGCAGCCTCGCGGCCATCGGGGAGAAGCCCGTCTTGCGCCAGTCGGACGCAGGCCCCGAACAGGGAGCGGCGGTCCGCTTCGAGCAATTCCGGCGCGTTCTGAATTGCCGTAAGGGCAACGCGCGTGAACTTCTCAACTGGAACATGGGCGGGCAGCGCGGCTTTGAACTCCGGGGCCATCTGCGTCATAGTCTGGCGGATAACCTGCACCGGGTTTTCGCGGCGCTCGGCGGGAAGGATAGCCATTAGTTAATCTCCTTGATCGAAAAACGCCGGTAAGCCTTGCGGCCCTTGAGAACCTCACCGACCATTTCCGGCGTGATAACGGTGTCGGGAATTGCGTTGATGGTCGGGGCCTTGACGATAAAGCCGTCCAGCTTCGCCATTCCGGCCTCGCCCAGCTTGTCCATAAGTTCGGCCTTTGCGGCCTCGCGGCGCTTGGCAGCTTCCTTGCTGATCTCGTCGGAAGCGAGGTATTCAGCCGCCGCAATCGCAGCCAGGTTGTCGCCTTGCAGGTCAATAAGGTCGTCGCCGCCTGGTGTGTTCAATTCGGCAATCGTAGCGCCGTCGCGGGTGTAGTCGGGCTTAGGGGCCTTGCCGTCGCGGATTGACTGCCAGAAAGCCTCAACGCGGCGCTCGATCTCAGCAAACAGCTTGGGGCGAAACTCAATCTGGAAGCGGCGCAGTTCATTGCCGCCCACCAAAATCACGATGTCACCCCAGGACGAACCGGATAGGCCCATGTAGGCCATCGCTTGCAACTGGTATTGCAGCGGCGGCTCATCACCCCAATTCTTCGCCACCAACCAATCAGCGGTCTTGACCTCAAGCAACCCGTCGCCCCGCTGAGGGCAGGTCACAAGCTGGTCGGGATGCCCGCCAAGCCCGCGCCCATTGTCATACCGTTTGGGCGTTTCACGGCGCTGATAGCCCCACTTGTCGCAGGCCCATTCGATAATTGCAGGCTCAAGCCTAATCCCGGCCTCTATCCGCTCGTTGCCGCCAAAATCCGGCGTTGCAATCGTGCCGTTCTTGCGGTGCCACAATTCAAAGTGTGTCAGCCAGGGCGAAGCGTCGAACAGGGCGGCAACTTCCGATGCGCCGACCACGCCCGCGCGGAATACATCATCTCCGTCTCCTGCCATGATATTGGTCTGGACGTTCATATCAGCACCCCTCAAAAGCGGTGGCATCGGTGGCGCAGAGGTTCGCGCGGTCGGCCATCATTGCGTGGTGGAAAGCCGCGAACATGATGAGTGCGGCAATGGTCAGGACTGCGGCGCGGGTCACTTCACCCACTCCCGCTCAAGCTCGGCCTTCCGTTCAGCGGAGAGGCTGGCGTAGTGCCGCCGCGCGCGGGCCATTTCGGGGAACATCGTTTCGTCGGACAGATCGACCGGCATCGGGACAACCGGAATGCTGGCGAGGATCGCGGCTTCGGTGCGTGCTTTGCTGGCCATTATGCGGCCTCCTGCGCATAGTGAGCCGCGCGCTTCGTCAGCGCGTCAATCATGGCTTTATCAACCGTGGCCCCATGGCCTTGGATCAGCGTCCAGGGGTTCTCCAAGGGGCTGTCCATGCGGCCAATCACGACCTGAAAGCGCGTATCCTCGTTATGGGCATACCCGCGCCATTCGATCCGAATGCTATCGGCTTTGGTGAGGCCCGCCAGATCGGTCAGGAACTTGTCGGGGGCGCTCACAGCGCACCTGCCGGAACGTAGGACATGGCAGCGCGGTCGCGGCGCTGTTCGTGCAGGTAGTCGCCATAATCAGCCAGCCATTCGGCGTAGTCGTCGTTGGCGCGATCGGCCGCAATGTCGGTGAGGTGGTCGAAGTCCTCGTCGGTCAGGTGGACCGGGCACTTCGCATCGATGATTTCCACCTGACCCTTGCGATCCGCCGAGTAGGTGACTTCAACGTCATACTCGGTGTCGTGTCGGCCTTTGGTGATCGAGGTGGTGAAAGTGAATGTGGGCACTGGTGCCTCCATCGGTGTTGATGGAGGCTGTTTAGCGATCCTAAACGATCATGGCAAGAAAAAAGTTTAGCAAAACGAAACAAACTTGATCGCGTCACTAAACTTTGATGTTGCCAAGCCACGTTTAGTTAGGCTAAACGCAATGGCATGACGACGCTCGACACATACCTGCGCCGCGACGGCTCCAAATCCCTTACCGCGATTGCCGAGGAAATTGGCATCTCCAAGGGTAGGCTTTCGCAGCTTCGGGTTCGCACTGACTGGCCTCCTGCCTTGGCCCTCAAGGTAGAGGAAGCAACTGGCGGCGCGGTTGATGCTGGCGCGATTTGCCCTGTGATCGGGCAGGCGCGGGGCATGGCCGCATGATCGCCGCTGGCATCGCCGCATGGCTGATAGGCTGCGCGTTCATGGCCTACCTCATCATTACCGCGCCATTCGGTTTCGAGGACGCGCGCGGATTCAACCTTGGCGAACCCAACGAGCCACAGGCGGCGCTTGATACCCCTCGCGCCGTGAACTGCGCCCCCGGCGATGAACATCGCGCCGGGGGCGCTTTTGTTGCTCCTTTCCATAAGCAGATGAATATCCCGTGATGGATACGCATGTCCTCGGCTTTCTCGCCGCACCGGACAGGCAAATGTCCCTGCGCGCGGTCAGCCTCGCACTGCTCAAGGCGCGCGCCATCGTCGCGCCCACCGATGCAGAGCGGCTTGAGCGCATCGAGCGCGACCTGGACGCC